AAAACTGGACACACGCTCTATGGCACTGCTTATCCGGTAGTTGTCTACTATCTGAAGGAGCTGAGCTGATTGCTCCCCCAAACAACTGGTTTCTGGCAGCGTTACCAGATCGTACGAATATGCACCACCAACAGTCATCACTTCCGCCTCGATTTCCGAGACGGAAGCGTTGATGGCCGCAGCCAGTTCGGTGAGTGTGTCATACGACGAGGAGGTCAAATCCCAAGTATACGTACCGGGATTTGACCCCCCGACAATGACGAACCGAATGGTGTTGGCTCTGACTTCAACTGTGGCTGAGTTCGGACCACTCGGCACGAACACACGCAAGCCATCAGTATGCATCAAAGCATCATTCAGCCCGAGATAGTTCTTCGCTTCCGCTACTGACACCAAGCCCATGTCAGGCCCTCCTCATAATAGAGATGGGTGCATGGCTTACGGGGCGGTAGACGTTGTAGAAGAACTTGAGCTCGTGCTACTAGACGTGCTGGAACTAGTACTCGTCGAACTGGACGTGCTCGGACTCGAAGACGTAGAACTCGAACTCGAAGACGTAGAGCTCGAACTCGACGTGGTTGTGGTCGTCGCACTGAACGTCTGACTAGAGTAGTTCCTGCTCTTGTAGCATCGCACAATATCTACGCCCAGATTGCGCACAGCCGCAGCCCGCGTCTGAATACCGATATAAGGTGTCAGAAGGGCCGTAGTGGCTACCGCCGAAGCGATAGTGCCTCTGTACGTTCCGTCTACGTAGAAATCGGCGTTGCCACTGCCGTCTACCTCAATCCGCAGGTTGATAAAGCTACCCGCAACCGGCGCATCAGTCAGATCAAGCGCCTGTGTGGTACCCGCGTTGTTGGCCAAACCAGTCAGGTTGGTGTTTGTGGCTCCATCCGTATCAAAACAGATCACAACGCCATTCGCGCAGAACGCATTTGGCGTATCAGGATCGGCGAACGGAAGCCTACCGGCAACGTAATGAACCTCGTCGGCAAAACCAACCTGAGCATTGACGGTAGTTATCGTGGCAAGAGCGACAACACAGTCAAAGACCATACGGTCGGTCAGCATGCCGCTGGTGCCTTCATCACCACAACGCCAGTTCAACTGATGGCCAATGGACACAACGCTGTCATTTACGGCAGCGGTGCGCAGTTCATAGATACCGTTGTTGGCCACACGCATGACACCGGAACCAGCACCCTGAGCGAACAAACCCCACTCATCCTGGAGCTGGTCACCAAGGAAATCGTCATGGAGCTGGACCGGGAAGATTTCAAGACGCCCACCATCGTGAACATCGAGGTGATTCGGATACTGCTGGACCAACTGGCTGTTGGTTGAGCGACTGCCTTCGTTCTTGGGCATGGCTTTTCCATCCTTTTGACGACAGAAGGTAAGAAGAATCGGCCCCTACCCCTGTTGTAAATAGGGGCCGATTCTACAATCACGGGTTTAGCTGATTGGCGCTCTTACAGCGAGGTCGCCGATGAGGATAATGGCCCAATAGCTGTCGCCAGCGGCGGCGGCACGAGTCCATGTCATCCTCACATACCGATACATATTCGCCACATCGTGCTCATACAGAGTCGTTGCGGCGAAGTTGGCATCGGCTGGCGCGAGCAGATTGGTCCACGTAGTGCCATCGGGCGAATGCTGCAAGACAACATCGGTTGGGACATCGGTTCCAACGGTAAGGCTGATAAGCAGCCTACCGACACGACAGGTACCCATGTCCTGAGCCGTAGTGCCCGCATTAGTCGCACCAAGAACACCCGCAGCAACAAGTTCCTTAACCTCGGTATACGAGCCGAAGTCTCTTGCGCTACCACTCATGTTTGATGCTCCTTCGGTTTAGAGACTGTGTTTAGGCCCTCTGTTGCTTACGCGAGGAGTCCACGCACGCAGTAGAAAGCGTTGGGCTGCCGAACCATGCAGTCGATCCTGCGAACAGCCCGGATCGCCGTCTGATCCAGATCGAAGTACCGTTCCGTGGACACGTCGAAAACGATGCCACGCCCGGCCTTCTCACCGATAGCCAGCTGCTTCCAATCGCCAAGGATCAGATACGAGCAGGTAGCCGCACTCGCTCCGAACGTGAGCGTGATCGGAATCTGAGTGCTGAACGCGACGGGCAGGCCAAGCAGCTGGTCAGGAATGCCCTTAACCATATCGCCCATCTCGTAGATGTACTGCCCGTTACCGTCCTTCAGCTTGCGAAGCGTGTTCTTGGTACGGGGATGCATAAGCCATCCCGTATACTGCGCGTTCGCCGCCTCGATGGCATACATCGCATCCATCAGGTCGTCGTACGTCGGCTGTGCGCCGTTACCACCACCGAGTGTGGTATTAGGCACGGCCGGATCGTTGTAGATACCGAGCGGCTGTGCGCCACCGGTGCCCTGAATGAACGCGAGGTCTTCAGCCAGGGTAAGAACCTGCACCAAATCCTGCTTGATGAGCGCATCAACAGCAGGGCTGGCGTCTTCCAGAAGGTCATTGGTCACTCGAACGAGACCAGCAACTTCCTTCAGCACCAGACTGTTCTGCCCAAGCGTAAGATTGGATTCCGTCTTTTCGGCACCCTCTGCGACCCAGTAAGCCGTCGCAGCGCCAGACTGACGAGTGAAGAACATCGTATTACCCGACATGGGGTAAATACGGGGACCGAGTGAGCGAACAGCCGCACCGGCCCTGAGCAGCTCGATCACTTCCCTGTCGTACTCCGGAGTCGCAAGGAACCCACCGGCCGTGCCCGTACCTACGGTCATAACCTTGTTGAGTTCAAACTGCTCCTTCTCGAATTCAGCATCCGTCCAGATACCCTTCGTGACTCCACGCAGGTACTTGGAGATGCTGAACTCCTTGGAAGCAGGCGCACGATCCGTCTCCGTTCCGCCAGTGCCGCGCGACTTGCGCACGGCCTCTTCGAGCGGCTTAAACTGGGCATCAAGCAATGCCTGAAGTTCAGCCTTAGTCATAGCAGAAATCTCCTACAATCGAGTTACGTGCGAACACGTTTTGCAACGTATTCAGTGACCATCTTCGTGATTTCCTCGTCAGACAACTGATGCTCACCCTCGGCAGGCTTATCGACCTTCAGTGACTTCTGCAACTCCTCGAATTGAGCACTGATAGCGTCAACTTTGTTCTTCATCTCCTTGAGTGCGTCACCAACGGCACTGGAAGCCTTTGTAACGATCTGCTCCGTGAACTGGTCAATGTCGATAGTATCGACATCTCCCTTGGCATCCTCAGATTCTTTGGCAGACTTTTCCGTGGATTCCGTCTTATCGGTTTCCTCGGACGCTTCTGCATTGTCATCGGCTTTGCCAAATGTGAAAGCTGCGTGAGTGGCAAGGCCACCAATCGCAGCCACAACATCGACCGGCAGATCATTGCGGTACTTGTCGATCAGCTTGAGCTGATCGATCAGACAGGAGACAATCGCCTCGTTCGGCTTGGCCTTGGCGATAGTCGTGTCGTCAAGTTTCTGGCCGGTAAAGGCTTCGATCAACTTCCTGAGCTCGTCCATATTCTGTCCCTTCTGGTGTTTGATTACGGCGAACTTCCGCTTGTTGGCTGGCTCATTGACGAGGCTTACCTCACTGATGAGTATTTCCTTCAGCTTTCTCGCCATTATCTAACACTCCTATAAAAAGACGTGACGCCCGAAATGACTTCAGGCGTCACGTCCCCAGCCCAGACTACTTAGACTGACCCGACTTCCGAAACAGAGTATATGCGAAAGCTATGTCGTCAGTCAAATGTATAGTGCACAACATCGTGTATAGATAACACTCGATCTACACAAGATGTTGTTGATAACTACTTTATGGACTTTGTGAAACTAAGAAACAGCGTAGTTTCCTTTTTGCCTATCTTTTCCTTCGCCTATCTTGCTTTTGTTCCAGTTGCTTTTTCTGCTGTAGTAACCAACCACTCGGGTAACATGTTCAACGTCTCTGCCACCAAGCACAAATCGCTTTACTGGTTCCCATTCTGCGGTAGCCAACTGAGACTCTGGAAGAAAAGAGCATTGACCATCATTCGGATTTGCAGGATTATTCCAATGAAGCCAGAATCCTTTCTGACCATCGTAATCGCCCTCGGCAACGTCTATGTATGATGACAACGCCTGTGCAAACAGCTCTTCTTTTGTCATTCGTTACTCCGATTGAGCCATTCCACCCATTGAAAATCCTGTGTACTTTCCGGCCTTCACATCTGCCCACACTTCATCATCTTGAACGCGAACGGACATCCACCAAGTGCCTTTAGTTATTACCTGCTCGTTGATTTCAAAGTCAACTGGAGCAAGATAGTTCTCAAGCACAGCAGCCTGAATGTTCCGGCCATTGTGCATTATTCGTATGCATTGACTGTTCTCCATAAAGTGATAAGCAGCCTTGCGGATTTCGTCCGCATCGCTATAGTCACCCTGAGCGTCTTCAACTCCAGGCTCGTAGACAACGCCACCGACTATGTGCTCATCGTCATCTACCTTCACAATCTGGAATCGATTTGGAAGCACTGATTCCTTTTCCGGTATCACGGCATCATCAATGCCTTTCAGAACATCTACGCCCATAGGATCGAACGAGTTTTTCGTCACGCTGCTGTGGCTCTTTACCCACGCTCGTGCCTTGGCAACTGTCCAACCATCTCCTTTGGGGAAACGTAATGCTTGAATAGTAGTACTAGTTTCTCCAGTTAACTTGCCGATGATGGCAAACACACGCGGCTTCTTCGATTGCAGCGCTATGCGCCTAAACGACCCCTCCTGAAACCGTTTAGGATCACGTACTCGATACTTGATCTCGTTAGGCCCATCATCAAATCCAGGCTTGGCAACAATGATTGGATCGTCCTTATACTCCTTCCACAACGGGACATCATTGCACATAACCTTGCCACAATCAGGGCAATCGGTCTGAACATCATCTTCAGGGATGGCAGACGTGCCGCATGAATGACAAAATACACAATCAACATCCATTTTGTCCGTTGTCATCACCTTTTCCACTATGGCGCGCGGACACAGCTTCAAATCGAAGATCGGAATGTAAGCATCTCCGTAAGATTCAAAGCCATAGTGAAACACTACCGGTTTACCCAGCTGCTTCGTCAGATTGACGTTGATGAAACTCTCGACCGCCGGAGTAACCGTTATCATTGGTGATACAAACACGTCGCACACTTCAGCATCTCTTGGATTATGTGCAAACTGTCCACCAATGACAACCGATCCTGACTTTATCAGAACATCACCCATCTGAGCCGGGTCCAGTCCCTCCATCATACGATAGCGAAGGAAGTAACTGTCCAAATCCGCCCAGGCCGGACGCAGACCACGACCACGTATTTCCTTCTGAAGAACTTCGTACTGACTAAGGAAAAAGCCACGCGATAGAGTGCCAACACGGTCCAGAGCGTTGCCGGAAAAGCACTTTTCAAATACCTGTACGGCACGAAGTCTCAGATTGAAAAGTTCCTTGTCCGACAGACTCTTAAGGTTGTCTTGTGTCAAGTCTTCGATTCGCATTCTCTCTTCCTCGCTGTTCGAGAAACGAGCCTTAGTTTACCGGCCACCATGCACAAACGCAGCGCGGGTGCTGGGGTATGAGTCCATAACTATCGTTTATGTCAAACACATGTCCATCGTAGGGAGCACATATGTCACAGGCCGTAGCCTGCGCCACGTACTCTACCTGTTTTATGCCTGCTTCCCTGTACATCAGTATCGCACCGTTGTTCAACGCATAGCTCGACTCCGTTCTCGCAATCATTTTGGCGCGATAGATGGTGGCTTTCTGCATTTCCCTCTGTGCCCACATCATCGCACGGGCAGGATCAACTCCTTGTTTCAACATGTCTGCAAACTGCCTGTTTATACGGTTTACACTGGACGGCAGGGCAGGAAGGCCGGGGCGCAGCATTCTGGCTAGCATGTCCATGCTGTAGTTGTTTTCGATTGCGACTACAATCGCATTGCGAATGTTCTGTCGCATTGTCTCGGTAATGCCAGTAACGAGCGCTCCGGCCCTAGCTTCTGCTACACGCAGAGCGTAATCAATGGACCTTTGCTGTGAACGCGGAAATGCAGCGGGCCTGGCGTCTTCATAGTAGAGTTGTAATGCTGCCAGAACAATAATAGCAATGATGGCATCGCGACTGACTGTTGATTCGACCTCAACAATAATCGCTTCTCCTTCATCTTCTATTTCGTCCCAGTCAAACTCGTTTTCAATCAAGTCCGCCAGACCAACTTTCTTTACGGGTATTCCCTTTTCAATCCAGAAGAACCGCAGGACACGCAGGTATTCGGCGTCTATGGCACTAAACCACCTACCTAACGCATCCTGAAACCTACGTGCAAACACAGCTGTTTGTCGTTCTATCCGACGTTGAAACCGGTTGGACTCGTCGGATTTTATGACGTGCCTGTGTTTACCACACGTACATTGTTCGAGTGTTGTGCTCATCACACTTCAATCTTCGCTATTGCACGGTTCAATCCATCTATCTTGTCTACAGCATCATCCATCTTATCCATCAAGTACTTTTCTTCAGCCACAGCAGCGCCAACATTATCGGCAGCCACCATAGGAGATTCCCCAACGGGAACAAACTGTGTGCTGATGAAATGAGCGTCACCTTCAGGATAGGGGCTGCCAAGTCGCAGATTGGAAATAACCTGATTCGGTGTAAGAGCGCCAATAGAAACGAGCTTGACCATCCTGTTGGCGTCAACATCGGCATCGGCCGTCATAAACTCTGTCGGATCGAACCAGAACGTCAGGTTTTCCCCAAACTCACGTCTAAGGAACTTGGTCAGCTTTCCGGCAACCTTCTTCATCTTCGGTTGCAGGGTATCGCGGTAGAACGCTGCTTCCTGTAGTTTGTAGTTAGCGTACTTGACTCCTTCCATCAAACCGACCTTTACAGGAGGAACGCCGAATACGCTGAGAATCTCCTGCCTGTTCCACTCGCGCTGGTTCAAGAACTGCATGTCGCGGGCAGATTGACCAATAGGCATAAACTTCAGGCCAGTGGGCAGCACAGGTATCTTGTGGCGGTTGGCTACACCTGCAAGATTCCTGCGCCATCGCTGACCAATTTCCTCAGCCTGCTCCTTGGTAATTGTCTGATCGGTGTAGAGGTACCCAGGCGGCGTTGCGTCGCGCTCGAAAAATCCCTTGTTATATTCGATGGTGTAATGTTCCATCTGCATAGTCAAAGCAGCGGCGCTCAGGGTGCTCAGACCGTACCAATCGTCCAGTGGATTGAAGTAGAGAATGTGCACAACGTCTTCCGGCTCGAAATCCACCTTGTTCTTCGCATAAGGAGTCAGCTTGAAGCGATAGAACTGCACACCGCGACCATCTTTTCGAGGCACAATGGTAATTCTGTCGGGGCGCAGGGGATAGAGCTCTCTTGGCTTACCCAATCGGTCTCGGGCAACTTCAAGATAACTATCCCCACCCAGCTCAAGGTAGGACACCAGGTACTCGCACAAGTCGTACCATGCCATGTCCTCGTTGGGATCACGAAAAAGCTTGACGGCAGGATGATCGTCAGGCACCGGATCGCCTTTCCCAGGCTCTCCATCGATTATGTACCATGGAACTATACCTATGCCTGCGGCAATGGCGTATACACATGAATATACCCATGCCAGCTTTTCGTACTCACCGGCATAGCCTTTGTAGTCATTGACCAGTGGTACTTCTTCTCTGCCCCAAAGCTGGCCAATAAGAATTGGACCTATAGCAGCGCTGGCTGCCTTATTGATCGCGTCCGACACATCTGTTTTCGTTACTTCTCGTTCTGGTTCAGGCATGTATCGTCCTCTTCTTTACCCCATTCTGGTAACTCGTCATAGGAAGCCGGAGCCAGCATATCCAAAACAGAAGTAATCGTCGTATCCCACAAATCAGTAGCGATATTATACAACCGCATGATTTTGTGACGAAATCGAGGTGGCACCTCTGTTCTTGTTTCCCAACTGTTCAGTACTTCTTTGGTCACACCAAGCAACGTTGCAGCCGTCATCTTCGTGTACCCTGACTTTATTCGACGATGACGAAGGAACTCGGGGATAGTAGGATGGGATGTTATTCTATTGATGGTAGTTGCAATACGTTTGCGAGTATAGGCGGTCAGGCTTCTGCGACCGGACATGGCAGATCGCACTGTTGCCGCAGAGATACCCGCCTTCATGGCCAGTTCCGTAGTCGATATTCCCCATGATTCACAGAACAGAACAATGGCCATTGTCGGATCAGGCGCTTCGAGTACATTGGCCTCTTCGGCAGGACCAAGCGAAAGGGTGCAACTGCCACCAAGTCGTCGCACCAACTCATCTTCTAGCGCGTCAATCATAGTAGCAGTCATACCGCTGATAACTAAGGT